GCACACCATACCCGCTTGAAGCATGAAGTTGTGACGTTGCCAGCGCGTATTCACCCGCGCCGGGCATCAGCGCCACGCCCCGCACCAATCCCGCCATATCGGTCGTGGCACCCTGCCCGGCGCGCATGACCTCGAACGTCAATTGCGGGATGCGGTTGCCAAATTGCCCGAGTGCTAGATCTTCAAGCACGACGTAGGCCGTTCCCCGATAGGCGGGCGTGTTCCCGGCCCCTTCAATGGCTGCAATCTTTGGGTCGGGCTGCTGGTCGTCGCTGCCGACATAAAGGCGCATATTCAAGGCATCGGGCGAGATTTCGGTTCCATCCGCCCAAATCCGGCCAACCCTGCTGATCTCGCCTTCGCAAAGCGCCACGGCAAGACTGACAGTATAGGAATAGCTGGAGGTGCGCGGGGCGGGAGAGCTGCCCTTGCCGCCCCCCGAAGTTGAGGAGGATTCCAGAAACTGCGAGGCCCAGATCACCTGCCCCGCAACCCGCATCCGGCCATAGACCTGCTGAATATAAGCACCCTCCGCCGCACCTGTGACCCGAAAGCGATCGATCCGCCCGGTCTCGACGGACTGGCTGCCGGACCCTAGAAGTTGCTGATCAATTCGGCGACCGATCGCGGCCCCTGCCGCACGCCCGATCGTGGCCATCGACAAGCCCAGCACGGACCCGCCGATTGATCCGCCAAGCGCCATCCCGGCGGCGGAAAGTGCAATGGTAGCCATCAGTCATCCCTTTCGATGAATTCAAATCGCGCCGCGATACGCTTGCGCCAGGGCGTGGAAAGCGGGCTCTCGACCACCCCATGCCCTTGGTAGGCATGGATAAAACAAGGTCGCTTGCCCACTTCAGAGATCACACCCAAATGCTTGGCCACCGCCCCCCGCCGCATCCGAAACAGGATCACTTGACCGGGGGCTATGGGCGCGACCTCCAGCTTGCGCAGATGCCGGCTGGCCGCGGCCATCAGCCGCTCTGCGCCCTGCGGCTCTGACCAGTCAGGCGAATAGGCGGGGATCGCCTCAGGCTCGGCCCCGTAGATGGCGCGCCAGATACCACGCAGAAGGCCCAGGCAATCACAACCCGCACCCTGCGCAGAGGCCTGATGCAAATAGGGCGTCCCGATCCATGAGCGCGCAATCTTGACGATCCGCGCGCTCATCGGCTGAGGCTCCCGCCGGTGTTTTTCTGATCCGAGCGCGGCACGCTGATCAGCCAGTCATCCCCCGGCATGTCGGGAAACCCCCGAAAATTCAGCAAATTGCCAAACTTTTCGCGGCAAGTCACCGGGCGCTTGTCGCAGCCTGCCGTCAGGCGCAGCACATCGCCGGGACCAACCGGTGCATTGATCGGCGCCCATAACGTCACCACGCGGTCCTGCGTGCCAACGTCGGATTTGATCACCCCGCGCAAGCCCACCGCCGGGCCACTCACCACGTCCAGCTGGCCACCTTCAAACCAACCCGCACTGAATGTCTCAACGCCTGTCAGGGCAAAGACCTGCCCATCGGTCGCCGCATCCAGCGTATACGCTAGCCGATAGGAGGCATGGGTGACGTCAAACTTGCACCGCGCATCACCCAGAACAGCACTACAGGTCTTGAGATATGACCGCCCCTGCATTTGGTTCAACGTCTCGGTCAGCCCGCGCAACTCCGCCTCAAATCCGCCCTCACCGCGGGTAATCTCGCCCAGGGTTCCGCGAAACAGGGTCTTGCGGGCACTCACATCGTCCCAACCCACCAGCCAGACCTGCACCGCGGCCCGGTCATAGCGCCCCGCCATGATATCGGCCTCGGTAATCGCGTCGTCCGAAAGCACGCCAAAGGCCTCTGTATTATTGATCGACAACCCGGTCGTGCTTGCAATCGCCCGCGCAGTCAGACCGTTTTGCGGGGCAAAAACGATCCCATCGAACTGCAAGGAAGTATCGTGATCGGTAAACCCCAGGGTCACACCGTCGCGCCGCCGGATCATCCAGCAATGGCAGGTGTGCGTGACGCCAGAGCGCAAGTGGGCATAAAGTAACTCCGCACTCATAGCCGCACCTCGACCACCGGCACATTGGGCACCTCGCCAGCCTGAAAACTGGACACCGATGTCATGATCGTATCGGTGTCGAAACGGACGGGCACATCAAACTCAAACCCCGCACGCACTTCGGCACCTGCGTCGGGCGCGCTTGCGAAGCTCAGCACACCGCTATCGTCGTCCACTTCATAGTCGACACCGCGTCGGGCAAGATCACCACCAACCTCGACCCGAACGGATCCCGGCACAGGTTTGGTGATCGGTCGCTGATACACCGTACCTCCAGACCGGTAGGATTTGCGCAACTGAAACACGCGCGCGGCATCATCCCCTATCGCAATCAACTGATCGGACGCGGCGACAGCAGACGATGGACGGCTTGACAAATAGTCGCTCCAATCCTTCCAGCGAAAGCCGATCAACTGCCCCTGACGGGCCTCAAAGAACGCAATCAGCGTCTCAACATCATCCAACGAGCGCAGGCCCATGCCTGCGTCATAGCGGCGGCGCGCATGCGCCCAAGGCGTGTTGCGCTCTTCAAAGCCATTGGCCAGCGTTACAATCTCGGTCCGGCGTTCCGGCCCACCCAAGGCGCCAAAGCTCAATGAGGCGGGAAATCTCACATCATGGAAAGTCATATCGGCTCCTACCTCAGGCGTTCGCTGCGACCCAACACGCGGGCCATCTGTGCCGCGATCTGACCGCGGCTGCGTTGGAACCCCTGCACATCAGGGGTGGAAATATTCATGTTCACGGTCACCGCCCCACCGCCCGCACCGCGTACGCCCAGGCGGCCATCAGCACCGCGCGCCAGCGGCATGATCGCCTCTGGTCCCGCTTCGCCCATCAGGCCGGTCCCACCGCGCATCGCAAATGTGGTTGGGGTGCTGACAATGCCGCCTTTGGCAAATGGCATCACGCGGCCCTGGCTGAAGCTGCCGCCATCTGCAAATGGCATCAGCCCGGAGACCGCTGAATTCAGCCCATCTGCCAGCATTCCGCCAAATTGGCTGGTCACCGGGTTCACCCCCGCGGAATAGGCTGTATTGACCATCCTCTCGGCCAGGCCGCCCAGCACATCCGTCAGGCTGCGACCTTCCAGAACCAACCCATCAAAAGCCGCTCTCAAGCCTTGCGAAAACCCGCGCTCCAGATTGCCCAGATCACGAGTCGTTTCGACCAGGGACCCCTGCACTGAGCGCAACTGTTCCTCAAACGCAGCCGTCATGGCCGATGCATCACCAAGCGCGCTTTCCAATGCACCCACGTCGCTCTCAAGCGCGTCAATCCTGTCGATATCATCCATTGTCTTTGTCCTTCACATCATCGGGAAAATCGCGCAGCAATGCATCAAATTGCGGTCGATCCATCGGGGCCATCGCGCCTGTGGCACCCAACATGATCTGCAACTCCGCAGGGGTCAGCGCCCAGAACTCTGCCGGATGCAAGCGCAGCTGATACAGGCCAGCACGCAAAAGACCCGCCCAATCCACAGCGCTACTCCGGCACCATAAAGGCGCGCGCCAGCATCAGCGCCGCAGCCTTCGCAGCTCCTACCGGACCGCCTGCAATCTCTGCCGCTATCAGATCTGCCGCCGTGCCGCTCCACCCGCCACCACGCAGCCCGGCAACAATCACCGCCATGACATCGGCACCGGAAAAAGCAGCCCCCTCGAACCGGCGAATAAGATCCACGAGCGAACCTGCGCCCAACGCCGCCTCAAGCTCGGCCAAGGCACCCAGCGTCAGCTTGCACTCATAGGGCACACCATCAATCACGACTGTGACCTCGCCGGTCCAGGGGTTCGCCATCAAATCAGCGCCACAAAGCTCAGCGCACCGGCGGAGGCCAACGACAGCTCATATGTCGCCTCGCCATTATGTGACCCCGCATATTCGATCGCGGTGATCTGAAATGGCCCTTCAATCGTGCCAAACCCGGGTACAATCACTTGAAATCCCGGCGTCTCGCCATCAAAGAAGATTTGGCGCGCGCGCTCATCGGTCGCCTCATCCTTGAACACACCAGAGCCCGAGATCGCGGCGGTCTTGACCCCCGCGCCGCCCAGCAGTTCGCGCCAACCGCCAGTGCTTTCCAGACTGGTCACATCCACCGTCTCGGCATTCAGGCTCAGCCGAGTGGCGCGCAGGCCAGCGGCGGTTTCAAACAGACCATCGCCGGTCATATCAATCTTGACCAACAGGTCCTTGCCACTTTGTGCAGTCATCTGGCGTACTCCTCACATTCAGTTTTGGTTACGTGTCATCCGCCACGCGGGCACGGAAAATCAGGTTGATCTGGCGCACCGCACCAGTGCCCACACGGGCAGCTTTTGCCTTTTGAAAGCGCAAGGATACCAGCGCCCCGCGATCCAGTATCAAAGCGGCGTCGACCAATGCATCACTGACCGCAGCCGCCGCTGCCTTGGCCGTCGCGAACCCCGCACTCTGGGTCACCACGGACACTGTGAACTGATGCCAGGCCCCTGCCCCTGTCTTGTCGGACGCATCGCGCACCTCCTCCGCCCCCAGCACCACATAAAGTGGCGGCAAGGCGCCGGCCGGCAAGGCATCAAAGATGTCCGGACCAACCAGACCGGCCAAGACGGGATCGCTGCGCAGACGCTGAAACACAGCCCGCTGAAGGGCGGCGGCTACACCATAGCTCATGGGGCCACCTCCTCTTGGGCGTGACAGGTCAGATAGGCGCCATTCACGCCCCGTTCTGCCACAGCCAAAATCTGAAAAATGCGCGACCCATCCCGAAGCCGCTGCCCCACAGCCGGGCGCGACGGCGCACTATAGGGTGCCGCACGCACGGTTATCCGGTATGGCACAGAAGACAGCGTCGCAGCCGTTTCAGCCCTTTCGCGGCCCGCACCGGCTTTTACTTCCGCCCATAACACCCCCAAAGGCTCCCAATCGCGGGTATACCCCCCGGCCCCATCCGCAATCTTCAAAGGGCCTTCCAGCACCAATGACCGGTTCAATAGCGGCGCGCTCATACCCGGCCACCCATGAACAGACGCACGGTACGATAGCCTTCGGTCAATGCCAGCACGCCATGCGGCATGGCCGGGGACAAATGGGACACATCATGGCGAAATTCATAGAAATGGGCGGCCAGCAACATTACGGCCTGCGCCAGATCAGCCGGCAGATCGCTCCATTCAGGTCCAAATCCCGCCAACATGCCAATCCTGACAGAGCCACCCGGAGGCAACGCTGGCAAACTGGCGCCAGAGGGTTGCAGACTGGGTCGCTGCATATCCGGTTCAAGATACCAGCCATCTGCGTCAACTTCCGTCTCTTGTCCCTGCATATCCAGCAGCGTCACAGCGTCAACGGCATTCACCGGGGCGACAGGCAGCGGCTGGCGGCGCACGTCACGCCACGCCGTCAAACGCCAGCTGAACATGCGTTCAATCAGGATCTTGCCGGTGCGCGCCTCGATCGCCGCAAGGGCAGCGCGCAGATAGCTTTCCAGCACCGCATCCTGAACTCCATCGTCGGAAAACCCCGATCCAAGGCGCAAATGGTCTTTGAATTGTGCGACCGGAAGCGCCGACAGTGGCACGGTGGTCTCTTCGACTAACATCATGGAATTACTCCGCAATTACTGGCCACCACTAGGGCGATAGATCCCGGACGCGCACGCCCCCCGCATTGCTCGGACGGAAGGGAGCTGCTAGACAATGCGAGGATTGTCTGAATGCGCGCCCGGGCCTGGGTGCCGCGTCTCAACGCGGCACCCGTTTCACGGCTCAGCCTTAGCTT